TTGATGCCCGATATGGTATTCTGCTCACGCCTACTGTCACAGAGACAGGCTGGACAGGTGATGTTGAAGTTAACATAGCCTTTACGGACCATCCTAATATGAATGAAGAAGAGAACGACATGCTCTTCAACGTACTACAGATGATGGCTAGCTCATTAGAGCTTATGGAGACAGACCTCAGCATAGCGGATAGGCTTGCTACTATTGTAGACGAAAGGGTTAGTTATCTAGCTGAACATGAAAGTGAGAAAGAACAGTTGACTAGCTCACCTGTTGAAGTAGAGCAGGGCAAAGATAACATTGTCCACCTTAAGTTTTCAAAGCCTGCGGGTAACGCCTGATGAAGCAGGAAAGGCATGAAGAGTTTATGAGAAGAGCATCTAAGGAACTAGAGCATGATACCGTCAACAACCCGAAACACTACAATCAATCAGGTGTCGAGTGCATTAAAGCAATCGAGGCGGCGACAGGTGATGGCTTTGAGTTCTACCTCCAAGGAAACATCCTCAAATACCTCTGGCGATACGGGTACAAAAACGGTCTTGAAGACCTCAAAAAAGCCCAGTGGTACTTAAACAAACTAATCGAAAGAATTGAGAATGCTTAAAGCAGACGGCTTTGATGCAGCCATAATAGGGGTTGGACAGAGATGCGGTAGCCCCGACTTCCTTGTCTACGACTATGACAAATGCGTGGCAGTTTTAATACTGCAGGGCATGTCAGACACAGAGGCTCTTGAGTACATGGAGTTCAATGTAGTTGGCGCATACATGGGTGATCAAACGCCTGTGTTTTTACACACAGGAGAGAGCGTCTATGAAGTATCTCATTAGTATTCTAGCGCGGCTAGATAGAGAAGTTTATCCCATCCCTGCGGATGAGAACATTGAAGAAGAAATCAAAACAGATGTCGAAGATTTATTCTACGACCTAGACGGAATTCAAATAGATAAAGTTAAAGTGGAGAAAAGATAATGGATAATTTACTACCCTCAGACTACCAAACATTCATTCATAAAAGCAGATATGCAAGGTGGTTAGAACAAGAGAACCGCAGGGAAGACTGGTCAGAAACAGTAGCTCGCTACTTTGATTACCTAACTGGTTGGATTGAGGAGAAGCATGGCGTAGCTATCCCCAAGGCAGAACGAGATGAGCTAGAAGAAGCAGTGCTTAATCTAGAAATCATGCCCTCTATGAGAGCTATGATGACAGCAGGTCCAGCCTTAGAGCGTAACCATTTAGCTTCTTACAACTGTTCCTATCTGCCTATGGACCACCCACGCGCCTTTGATGAGCTTCTGTACATCCTTATGTGCGGCACGGGTGTAGGCTTTAGCGTCGAAAGAAATAACGTAGACAAGCTCCCTGTAGTATCCGACACAATGGATAATACTAATACAACTATCATTGTAGAAGATAGCAAAGAGGGTTGGGCTAAAGCCTTCCGCGAGCTTATCGCTATGCTCTACGGTGGTAATGTACCTACATGGGATATGTCTAAGCTCCGCCCAGCAGGTGAGAGACTGAAGACATTTGGTGGTAGGTCATCTGGACCTGGACCACTAGACGAACTGTTTCAGTTTACAGTAGCCATCTTTAAGAAGGCAGCTGGTCGTAGATTATATCCTATCGAATGTCATGACATTGCCTGTAAGACAGGCGAGGTGGTGGTAGTAGGGGGCGTTCGTCGTTCTGCTCTTATCAGTCTATCTAATCTTAATGATGACCAGATGCGTCACGCTAAGTCAGGACAGTGGTGGGAGAATGAAGGCCAGAGAGCACTGGCTAATAACTCAGCTACCTACAAGCACAAACCCGACATGGAAACATTCATGCGCGAGTGGCTCTCACTAGTAGAGTCTAAGTCAGGTGAGCGCGGCATGTTCAACAGGGAAGCTGCAAAGAAGAAAGTTCTGGAGAGTGGTCGTCGTGAAGTAGACCATGAGTTCGGTACAAATCCCTGTAGTGAGATACTACTGCGCCCATATCAGCTATGTAATCTTACAGAGTGTGTTGTCAGAGAGTCTGATAACCAAGCCAGCCTAGCACGTAAGGTACGGCTTGCCGCTACACTAGGTACATGGCAGAGCACACTTAGTAACTTCAAGTATGTTCGTAACATCTGGAAAAAGAACACAGAAGAAGAGCGGCTATTGGGTGTTAGCCTTACAGGTATTATGGATAATGAACTGCTTGCAGGTAAGTCTGCTCAGTACGGTCCTAACATTAGTCACATACTGAGTGACCTCAAAGATGTAGCTGTTGAGACTAATGCAAAGCTAGCTAAGAAGCTGGGCATACCACAGTCAACTGCTGTTACTTGCATCAAACCTTCTGGTACAGTATCTCAGTTAGTCGATAGTGCATCTGGTATTCATGCTAGACATAGCGAGTACTATTTCAGAACGGTACGGGGGGACAATAAAGATCCACTCACACAGTTCATGAAAGACCAAGGCATATACAATGAGCCGGATGTGACAAAGCCTAACAGTACTACGGTCTTCACATTCCCAATCAAAGCCCCGTCTAACTGTATAGATAGAAACGCTATGACTGCCATTGAGCAGCTTGAGATGTGGCTTATCTATGCTAGAGATTGGTGTGAGCATAAACCATCAGTAACTATTTCGGTGCGTGATGAGGAGTGGATGGACGTTGGAGCATGGGTGTGGAAGCACTTTGATTACTGCTCTGGCGTTAGCTTCCTGCCCCACTTCGAACACACATATAAACAAGCACCATATCAAGAAGTAGAGCAGGGCGAATACCTTGAACTAAAGCAAGTTATGCCTACCAGCATTGACTGGACTAAGCTGTCTGAGTACGAGACAGAGGATAACACTACAGGTACTCAGGAATTATCCTGTACTGCCGATGCTTGTGAAATAGTGGATATTGCTAGTTGACAATAAGTGTAAGCCTAGAAGAACCAGAGAAGCGTATCGGGATGCTGTTAGCAAAAGCTCGATACGCTAACTCTAGAAAGAACAAGCTCCAAAAGACAAAGCTCCCAAGTATATCGGTATTAGAACCTGATATAGAGGGAGCAATGTCAGAGCTTGCGCTTTGTAAGTTGTTGGGTGTGTATCCTCAAACAGTATTTGAGATAGGCATTCGGTCTGCTGCCAAAGGCACGGACACAGGAGATGTGGTGTTCGGAGGGCTTACGCTAGATGCTAAGTCTACTAAGCACAAGAACGGTAAGCTCTTTTGTATGAAAGAGAATAAGGCCGTTGATGTATACGTCCTGATGATAGGACATAGAGGAGAGTATGATATAGCTGGTTGTATGTACGCTAAAGAGCTAGTTACACCAGACCGTTGGGGGCATCATAAAGTGTTTAAGATTCCCTGCTATGCCGCTGAACAGAAAGAACTTTTATCCCTTGAGGAAGTCTTTCCTAGCTTGACAAAAGCATATGGTTAAAATATACTATTGACAGTGAGCTTAGTGTAATGAGTAAGATGAATTTCAATGTGGATGGTTCTATTCTAGGAGCATCTGAGTGGGAAAAGGGCTTAGCAAAAGAAGTCCGCTCATTCTACGAAAAGAAAAGCAAAGGGAAAGTCATTATGGATTTTACAGAGTATCAGAAGAAGGCGCTATCAACCGCAATCTACCCAAAAGAAATGGCAATCATCTACCCAGCATTAGGACTGGCAGGTGAGGCGGGTGAGGTAGCTGACAAGGTTAAAAAAATAGTCCGCGATAATAATACCACGGACGAGTTTAAACAGAATATCGCTGCTGAGATTGGTGATGTGCTTTGGTATTGTGCAGTACTGGCAAATGATTTGGGCTTTGACCTAGCCCATGTCGCAAACATCAATCTCACAAAATTAGCAGATCGCCAGCAGCGTGGTGTTCTGCAAGGGAGTGGTGATACAAGGTAGGGTGTTTTTCTCCCTTTCTACCTACCTATATTACTTCCTTAAATGCTAGCCCCTCGACAGGTTTTTTTCGTTTTTCCTGTCGGGGGGTTTTTCTATTTGCGTCCTACAAGACCACCCTTGTTAAGGCGAGGAAGACCTTCATTCATTATCCGCTCACGCATCTCATCAGTAAACATTATAGCGTTATTATCTTTTATTGTCATAGGAGGTGTCGTGTTAAAAACCTCATTTAGAACCTCGTCTAGTTGCGCTTCAACATTTTGTAGCAAAGTCTCTGCATCTTTCTTAACAGCAAGGAACAGTTTTCTGTCCCTGTTTAAGTCCCTAGCACCTGCGCCATAATCTTCATCCGCTATTCGTGCTATTAAATCCCTAGCTCTACTACCCATGTCAGGAAAATGAGAACCTATCATATTCTGTAAGTCTCTAATGCCCAACAGTCTCTGCTTTTTAGTAATAGCAATAATGTCATCGGCTTTTAAGAACGCTAAATCTCCTACGCTAGAAACAGCATGACCAAGATTATTGTAATCCAAAAAGTTTAAGACCTCTTCTTCTTCCCACTCCAACGAGTAACCCACAGCTGCTTCTATCTTTTTGAAATTTTCTTTCATATCTCCAAAGAAACTCTTCGCTAGCAATACCTGCGCCTCAGAAAGAAGACCCTGTTCGTCCTCTGGCAGAGCCTCGTATCTAGAGATAGCTAACTGTGCATTATCAAATACGGGTGGTGATAACATGCTTTCTCCGTCTTCAAAGACCTGAGTCACATCCTGTTCTTCACCTATGCCTGGTATTCTCTTTTTAACTTCATCTAAACTTGAGAGCGTATTATCATTATCAATAAAGACATCCTGCTTAGTAACTTTAACTTTTTCGTCTAAGGCTAAACGAGACACAATGTTATCTAATCTTTTAGGTATGCGTTTGTCGTAGACAGCTTTGTACCCACTCTTGCCAATCACCCTATCAGAGAAGTTAACTTCCGCTTTAGAAGATGTATTCAAGAGTTCGTCTGCCATTTCCTTGCTTTGAAGTAGGTCACTCAATTTTTGCCCAGCTAACCCGTCTGTATCAGACGTGATAACAACACCTGTGATACTATCTACGGTCATTTCAGTTACTGTGTCTGGTCCTTCTAGCTCCACTTTGTGCGTGGAGGGTATAATCATAGAAGAGCCGTCAGGTCTATCTACAATATCCTCAGGTACGTAATCGCTATGAGCCTTTGTGTATATGCCATCAAATGACTGCTGATTTCTTCTAATTTGCTCTATTGCATTTGTTACAACTACACCATTTAAGCCTTGTTCTGCAGCCATACGCATAGCTCGTGCTAACATCATGTTAGTAAAACCAGCCTTATTCTTAAATGGTACAGACATTCCGTCGGTTACTTGTTTCCCCTCTTTGAAAGCATCAGACTGTATCTCTTCTATATAAAGTACAGGTGAGCCATTACTGAGCCTTCTTACAGAAGTCCTCATGTGACCAATCTGATTGTTTCCATAATCCTCAAAGTGTTCACCTGCTACGTATAGAGGTTCAGTATCTACATCTTTATTCGAAGGTTTAGTCTGATAGACAATCTCTGTGTAGTCTGAGCCTTGTTCATCGGGCAGTCGGAACTGATTAAAACTTGCGTACTGAGTATCACTACCCTTTAGGATAGTTTCTTTAACCCCAAATGTATTAGCAAATATAGCGTCTAGCTTTTCTCTAGTTAGCATTTCATCTGGGTTAGACATAAGTCCTATACCAAAGTCTAGCTCGTCGTTTGGTACATCTGAGTCTTTCCTAAGCTTAGCCATCAGTGCATCAGCACGAATACCTTCTTCTGGTATATCCATGTTAGCCACAGCTTCTTCAGCCCTATTAAACAAACCTAGCTCACGGGTAGGAGCAGCAACGCGTTTTGCTTTAACAGGTTTAGGAGTATCGCTTGCTTTGCTTTTACGCCCAGCTATCTTTATCTGTTTGTTTAATACGCCTTGAGCTACTGCTATAGGCTTATCTTGGTCTGCTAGCTTGTCTACAACCTCTGCTGCTCTGTCGGCTGCATCTGGGTCTATATCAAACAGTTTTCTCAGACCGTCTACAATTTCATCACCATACTTAGACGCAGCCTTTGTACCATACTTAAGGGCTGTTCCACCTGCCATCATTACAGCGCCGGGAATAATACCAGCACCTGTAGCGGCTGTGTATGCACCACCTAGCTGCAAAACATCACCTGCAAGTCCTACTGTTTTAAGTGTAGCATCGAAGTAATTACCCTCATCCATGTCCTGCGGTAAGGACTTGATAGGTACAATCTCTTCGCCTCGCGTAGCGGCAGAGACAGGGTTTTCTACGCCAGCACCTACTGCTTCGGATATGCCTGAGCCACCTAGCATAGCTGCCGCTAAGTCAGCTGAGTCAAAAGCAAAGTCTCTTATGTTACTAAATACAGCCTTGCGCCTGTCTGTAATTCTCTGGTCATACTCACTAGGAGCATCCTCTTCATCAACCATCTGCACTAGGTCATCATTAGAGAAGTCGTTAGTAGGTGCAGTAGGCGTAGGGGCAGGGGCAGGGGTGTTGTTCTGTTCTACACCAATACCTTCTTCATCTAGTATGCTGTTTATATAACTAAGGTTTGCCATTACTTGTACCTACCTGACACGCTCTTAGAGGCAGCAACAGCTTCTGAATAAGCGCCTGCTTCTTCTACAGTTTGTCCGTTATTGTTTGCCTTAAACTCTTCTTGAATCTGAGCACGAACTCTAGCTGGTGTTTTCCCCCAGTTAGCTTTGTCCATAGGTGTGTAACTACGCTCTATACCACTCTGATCTGTAACAGACTGGCGTCTTTGTTGGTCACTACCTAAAGACATATCCTTTGCAACACTTCTAGTGTCTTGCATTCTATCAAATATGTAGTTTTTCTTTTCTGCATCAGACATAGCATCATAGCTATCAGACGTGACATCTATCATACCTGTGTCTGCGAGCATGCCCATGCCCTCTGCCACAGCGGCATTGCCCGACTTGCTTCCTGTAGAAGGATTAATGTCATAGTTAGTTATGCCTAAACGCACCATCTCTGCTTCCAAGGGATTTCTTGCCTGCTGAGAGCGAATACCCGTCACTGTAGTAGTGAAGGGGCTTTGATAGAACATATCAGACTCACGCGTAGGAGATTGTAATGCAGGCTTGTCTTGATTAGCGTAGGGTACGTTTCTTAAAGCAGAGTTTATGAAGGCATCCATAAATCTTTCTGATGCTGTATTAGAATCAGACTGACGAGTGTCTCGCATACGAGCTTCTTCTGTATCAAAGCTTCTGGCTATATCTCTCACTAAACTAGAGGCTAGATTAGTAGATACAGGTCCGCCTGTTAACTCACCTAAGAACCCACCGACTGCTTCCGCAACCCTCTGTCCTGTTATACCGTCTGCCCCACCTGAACCCTCTGAGCCTAGAGCTTGATAGAATCCATCAATAGTGTACATAGCTGAGCCAGCTAGTCTTGTACCTAACAGGCCTTCTATTATCTCCCCTTGCGCTACTCTATCCATAGTACCTTCGCCAAGCTTCACTAAAATGTCAGCTATCAAAAGGTATGGAGCGAGTGGGAAGAAGGGACGTAAGTCGTTAGTTCTTTTATCGTTAGTCTGATATTCGAACCACTTAACGTCTTGGTTCTTTCTTCTGTGTTCTATTGCCTCAAAAAGAAAGTATGAACCTACTAATCCTTTAGATAACTGCGACGAAGCTTTATCAAACTGCCTTGTGTTACCTGTAGCGATACTTCCGATTAAGTTTTTACCACCCCTAACTAGATGACCACCTGCTACGTAATCTATAGTAAAGTTCATAGCGGCTACAGTAAATCTAGGGAATGTAATAACGCCAGTTCCAATGAAGGGTAAGGCTTCAACTGCTTTAACAAATCCATTACCCAATTTACCTGTTGGCATATTAGCAAATGTAAACTCTAAAGATTCTCTAACTGCTTCTTGCACTATCTCTTTAGGTATTTCCGCACCATCTGCTAGTGTTTCAGCAATGCTTTTTCCTGTCACTCTTCTTAGTTGCTTCTCAAGAGAAGCTGAGTAAATAGCGCGACGCACAACAGCATCATGTGCCATGTTCATAAAGTTTGCTAATCTAGGTACAGTCGCTAAACTACCATCCCCTACGTCGGTTAGGCTTCTGCTAATCTGTGTCATTAGTTTAGGGTTGCTGCTTAGTGTCGCGTTGACTACATCTTTAGAGTAGTCCTGGTCAGCTAAGTTTCTCATCATGCCAAATCCATCAGAGAAAGC